TGCGTACGTCGCCAAGTGGAACTCGGCCGGGACGGGTCAATGGATCCAACTCATCACGACAACATCGAACAGTCCCAACTATGGGCTCGCCATCGCGGTCGATGCCTTTTCCAACGTGTTTGCATCCGGACTCATGTTTGGCACAACCACCTTTGGCGGAACCAAGACGTTCGTCGTGCTTGGTGAAGACGGCTACGTCGCCAAGTATACACCTACAGGTGCACTTGCATGGGCTGTCCAGATGGACGAACTCGCGAGCACCAACCAAACGTTCTGCGGGGGTGTCTGGTACGATCGACGTGCCGGCGTGCTTTGGACCACCGGGTCGTTCAATTCCGTCACAAACTTTTACGACAACAACTCGACGACGAGCGGTCTTGCGCTCGCTGCACGTGGTACATACGACACATTCATCGTAAAATATTCTGCGTAGACACCAGAGATGCAGGCAGCTCCTGCACAGTTTGCGACACAGACCATTCGTGTCCAATTCGACAAGGACATCTCGTTCGGAAACGACGTCACCGTAAGAATTCCCAAGACGGGTGACCTCGTCAACACGATGTTTCTTAGGGTCACGTGGCCAAGCGATCTTGCCAGTGCCGTGCTTCAACCGTCCGTAGGGACGGCCATGCTCAATCGGGTCGAGCTCATGTACAAGGACCAGGTTCTCGAACGCCACTACGGCGAAACCATGAACATGCTCAACGAGATTACTGTGCCTCAGGCGAAGCAATCGGCACTGACGTCACTGATCGGTAAAGGACTCACGAGCAATCTCGCCTCATACTTTATTCAATTGCCGTTCAAGACTGTACCGCTCGTCGCGCTCGACGAAGCGCCGAAGCTTCGCGTCGTCTTCAATGAGTCGAACGTCTTCACGAACGTGAACGCGTATACGGGTGTTGTAAAGATGGACCTCTTTGTCGATTACGTGTACGTGTCCAAGGCGGAGCGCGAGTACATGAAGACGAATGCCCTGTCGTACTTTACCCAGACGTTCCAGCTCGTGCGTTTCCGCATTCCGGTGAGTTCGTACCAAACGACCTACTCACTCCTGACCCAGTTTGTGAATAGCGTTTCGGAGCTCTTCTGGGTGATCCAAGCGGACAATGCGTCGAACGTGTACGACTATACAAACACGGGCGGGACGGATCATCTCGTATCGCTCCGTCTCCTCGGCGATACGAATGACATCATTACACCCGACTATGCGACGCCGCTGTACCTTCGTGTGATTCAGGGGCTCGAGTTTCACACGCGCATACCGGACAGCCAGTTTTACATGTACTCGTTTGCGATTGCACCCGAGTACGAACAGGCAACCGGGACGCTCAACTTTTCGACACTCGACTACCAACAGCACGACTTGACGCTCACGCCGTCCAACTACGGACGTGAAGTGAGGATCTACGCCCGGTCGTACAACGTGTTTCACATCGAACGCGGACAGGGCCGTGTGCTTTTCCAAGCTCAAGAAGGTGGCCCCGTGACTGGTGTGATCAACGGCGTCACGGCCAGTCAGGTGTTCCCGGCACCCGGAAACGGTGTGTTCTCACTGTACTACACTGGCACGGGTGGAACGGGTGCACTCGGCGGTTCGTCGACGGTCGCCGATGCATCTGGGAATGTGTACACGTGCGGCACTTTCAGCACGACGACAATGGCTGTCTACAACAAGAACGGAACGCTCTTCAACACGTACACAAAGTCGACCGGTTCGACCAACACAGCCTACGTGGTTCGATACGATCAGTCCGGCGTGGCAAAGTGGGTTGTTCTCATGGGTGGGCCCGGATCGAGCATCACGAACGCAACGGCTTTGCGCATCGATTCGTACGGTGACTTGCTCATATCCGGTACAACCTACTCGCCGACAATCACGCAGAACATCACGGTGTACTATGGAGCGACCGCCGGAGTTGCAAATGCAGGTACTGCGTTTGGGACGACGTTCGCAACGACCGCCGGGACGTACGACATGTTCCTCATGAAAGTGAATACCAACACGTCCCAGCCTTCGTGGGCTCTCCCAATCGGTGGAGGCGGTTCCGAAGGTGCCGACGCAAACCTCGCTTTGCCGGTCTACAAAAATCTCCTCTCGTTGTCGAGCGACCTAGCCGGCAATGTCTACGTCGCATTCACATCCAACTCGACCGCAGTCACGACGAGCGGCGTATCGCGTACCGGTGGATTTCTCGCCCCCTTTTCCACCTATGCGACAGCTTGTGCAGGCAGTCAGGTGTATTCGCCGAACGTCTACCTGGCACAGTTTGCCAAGGGGGGTACCTTCAATTGGATTTCGGGTGTGGTAGGAAACCCGTCGGGCAACGTCTTTGTGACGTCGATCGCCACATCGATCAACGGTCTCACGGCCGTGACGGGTTACTTTACTTCAAACACATTTGCGCCATTCAACTCGGCCGGTACACTGAGTTCGGGGTTCCAACTCACGCGTTCAGATACTACGAGCGGACTGATTCCGGCACCGGTCAACATCACCCTGCCAACCGTGAATAGCTTCGTGGCGACGTACACGAGCGTCGGTAACATTCAGATGCTTGCTCAACAGGTGAGTTCGAACATCCAGATGCTCAGCGTGACGTACGACGCAACGTCAAACATCATCACGTGCGGGACTGTACGCGGCTATGGTGCCGTGTTGTACAACACATCGGCGGCATCAGCACCCCCTGGTCTACTTGGCATTTCCAGCGCATTTCTGTGTCCAACCACGACAGATACGTACGGTATACTGAATAAGTATACTCTCAGTGGATACACGGCGTGGACAATCGTGATCGGTGGGGCATCAGGCCTGACTATTCCGTCGGCGTGCGCATCTGATGCATCGAGTAGCGTGTACGCGTGCGGGATGTACACATGCCCCATCTGTACGATCGGTACGGCAACACTCACGCGTCTCGGAACACAGGATGGATTTGTCGTCAAATACTCGTCGTCAAGTGCCTACGTCTGGTCGGTTCGAATCGGCTCGACCGGCTCGACCGTCACGTGCAGGTCGATCACCATCGATCCTTTGACCCAGAACGTCATCGTGTCGGGGACGTATACGACGACGACCAACCCCGTGATTGTCTATACAGCGAGCGGCGTACCGTCCGGTATCACCCTCCCCGTGACGACTGTCGCCATGCCGTTTACGATCGAGTTAAAGGCGACGTGAGAACTTAAAGCAATGCACTTGTGCGTCGTGACCCGTAACAAATCAATCGCGGCAACGACGCTCCATGCGCTCATGAACATCAACATGCACGCCATGCAGAGGGGGGTGCACGTCGAGATTCACTTTATGACAGACCTGAGCGGTCTTCATAAGCTGATCAAGTCGGGCGAGCGCGTCATCTGGTTCGACTACGCATCAAACATCGACGAGGAGACGTTGCCAAAGTTGCTCGATCCTTTTGAGAAGGACGCCCGTGTGATGGTGTGCCCGGCGGTCAAGGAGGGTGTCGATTGGGAGATGTTTCGCAAAAAGACACTCGCGGGTTCGAAGGAGCCTGTTCACCAGCGCGCTTTGACGTTCGATACGTCCGTCGGGAAGAAATGGGGCGACGGTCTGTACGAGGTGACCAAGACGGCTGCACGTGTATGGGCGATGGACACAAAGCCGATCGACAAGAAGCTCCGCGGCGAAAAGGTTCAGCTGAAGCTTGCGACCGATTCGTACGAGGCGATGTTCGATCAGCTGATTCGTATGAACATCAAGGTGGGTGCATTCACAAAGGCGCAGGTGGTCTGCCACATCATCCACGAGTGTCCGGGAAACATCCTCGAGACGCAGATGGTTCGGGTCGGAAACTAGGACATCAAGGGCTCGCTCAAAACCGAGGTTTTGACTCGTCGAGTCTTAGAGAATAAACACGTGTCATTACAAGTGCACGATGGGCGAAGCCCTTGCTCTCCGGACGTTTGTCAATAAAGTATGGGGCGAGCCGAGCGACTCGACTCGGTTCCCCGGACCTCAGCCTGTTTCAATTGAGCGGTGCCACTTTCCGCTTTTGAAAAAGTCTGACTACCTCGTGTGCTACAAAATGGATGGTGTACGGAAGCTCTTTGCGTGCTGCGAGATTGATGGCGCAAAACGAGCCGCACTCATCGATCGGGCGTACACCATCGAGTTTTTCACGTACACCTTGCCCAAGGATACGCTATTGGACGGTGAGCTCGTCACGCGAAACGACGGCAGGCAGGTGTTTCTCATCCACGACGCGATGATGATTCGCGGCGAATCACTCATGCAGATGCCCCTGTCCGAACGACTCATGAAGGCCCGGGCGCTCTGCAAAACGATCCTGACCAAGACACCATTCTTGACCATGGTCAAGGAGATGCGCATGCTCGCCGAGCTTGAGAAGCTTGAAGAGCCGCCGTATGCGAATGACGGCCTCATATTCACGCCGCTACGAGAGCCCGTGCAGACGGGCACACACGAGACGATGTTCAAGTGGAAGCCCCGGAGTCACATCACCATCGACTTTCAAGTGTTTGGTGCGAAGGACTTGTACATTCAAGAGCGCGGTCGTCTCATCCGCGAGTCGAGTCTCCACTTTCCAAAGGAGGCGTACCCTGACGGGACGATTGTCGAGTGCGGCTACGGTGAGACGGGGTGGGAAGTTGTCAAGGTGCGCACGGACAAGACGTACCCGAACAATCGGCGGACGTTCTTGCGGACCATGGTGAACTTGCGGGAGGATATCAAGCGCGATGAATTTTCTAGACTTGTAATATGAGCCATAACAACAATACACTGATGCGTCTCGTGTCACCATATATGGATCCGAAGACCCTTGCCCGGTTTGCTGCGACCAGCCGGAATGCACGCACAATGTCTTCGCCAAAGCAAAAGGAATACGCACTGATAAAGAGACTCGTGCGTCGGCGTGCCGCCATCGTCAAGCATGCGCGTAGCCCGACGACAGGACGACGCACGCGTATCGCATCACCCCTCTATACGAATCGTATAGAAGCGGTTCGACGCGCGCAGCGACCAAACGCTGCACGGGCTATGAAACTTACTCGTCTTCGCCAGGCTGCCACCCGAGCTTATGTCAACTACCAGGAAGCAGGGACGAACGCCGCATGGAATCGTTTCGTGCGCATTCACTACAAGTCGGGCGGCGGAAACATCACGGAGAATAATGCGCGTCGCATGTACAACTAAGGACCTCGTGTGATGTA